CCTGTAAGTGCTGTTCCTGCTGTGTTGGAAAGTGCAACATCATCCTTCCAAACAACAAAATCATTGTCAGCAAGTGCAGTTGTCTTTCCTGATGTCAAAACTGTTTGAAGGTCAACAAGCTGACCACCAACATATGTCTTTACATCAGATTTGGTTGCATCATCAACATTGGTTGAAATTGCAATCTGAATGTCATTTCCCCTTGTACCTGCATGTTTTGCAGTTGCATATGTGTTCTGTGCCTTTACACCTGTTCCCAGTCTATACACAAACACCTTGACAGCGTTCATGAAGATTTCACGCAAAGGCTTCATTTCATCATCAGTGTAGGAATAACCAAACAGCTTGAAGCAATTCTTTTGGAAATCACCCTTTTCCACTGTGATGACAGCACCTTCCTGACCCCATTTCAAAGCCATGGGAATTGCAACAATACCCCTGTCAGACAGTTCTGCACTTGCGGAAGCTGCACTGATTACATTGATATAGCTGCCAGGAAGAATTTTGTTTTGTGTTACAAAAGTACCACCGCCCAGTGCCATATTAGTTCACCTTACCTTTCATATATTTTTCCACCCTGGAAACAACATCATCAAGTGTGTATTCCTTGCCATCTTCCAGGATAGTGTTCAGCAAATCTTTTTGACCGCTGAACCTTTTCGATTCTACCAACTGACTTTTTGAAAACTTAATTTCAACAATGTCAGGTTCTTTGACTTCTTTTGCCATTGCACATCATCCTTTCTTACCTTAAATCAGATTCATGAACCATTTCATCCATCAGGTCTGCATCCTCAACCTTATAAACAAACATGTTAAAGTTCACAAGGAAGTTCAGAACATCATCAACAAATTCACCACGCATATTTGTTCCCCTGACCAGGCTTTCCTTGACTGTTTCATCAGGAAGTGTTTCCCTGATTGTGATTGTTTCCAGTGCAAGGTATAAGCTTTCAAGAACCGCATTGCATTCAGCCTTTGGTTCTTTGGATGCAGGGAAGTACAGGATGGAAAACAAGTTGTTTCTGAAATAGCGGTTGCCCAACACCTGATTGCTGATGGGATTCACGCACATGACAGAAAAACAGGGTTCTTTCAAACCCTGGTTCTTCAATTCAGTGTAAATTTCATACCCATCACCGAATGATTCATTTAATTTTTCACATATACCATCGATAATTTTGTTTATCATTTGAAGCATTCCCCCAGGTATTTATTCAACTTGTTTTCAATCACCCTTGGTGCATCAGCTTCAAGTTCTTGTTCTGAAATAGTCAGCATGAATTTTCCTTCAACCCAACCCTTGTGATTAGCAGTTCTATGACCAAATTCAACATAGGATGCATAGTGGACAGGGTTGATGATTTCAATGACATAGTTGCTGCCAACTTTCTTTATAGCAAGTGAATTTGCATATGCAACTGCATCAGCACCCCTGCCTGTGCCACTTTCGGCTTCTGCTTCGGTTTTCGCTGTCCAACCCCTTCTTAATGTGCCACCCATCTTCACAACCTGCTTCTTGACCTTACCTTTGTTCTTTCCGCTTTGCAGTCTGACAGCAGCACCTGATTCATCACGCACTATTGATTTTCCATAATCACCAACAGGTGTCCTTTTAATGACTTTGGCAAGCAGCCTTGCAGCCAGTTCTTTTGCAACTGATTCAATGAACATTTGAACCTGTTCATCACTTAACCGCTGCAACTTATCCCTGAACTGTTCAAGTCCTTTGAAATCAGCTTTCACATGCCTTCCCATTATGCCCACCCATCAAATAGTTCAAGAACCACTTCTTGGTGTGAAGGGTATATCCCAGGTTCACCGCTGTTCTTATATGCAGTTGTCCTGCCTTCATGTTCAACGATTATTTTTGAACCTGGTTTAATTATAATTTCAGGGGCAATGAATAACTTTACCACCTGTGTAACTATTTCAGTACTTGCAGTTTCTGTGTTGCTGCTGACTGTTGAAAAGGATAACTTGCAGGGTTGGTCTTGAAGAACGGTAAATTCCTTTTGCCCAGTGGATTTGTTTGACTTTTTATAAGTCCTATATTCCACAATAGTGCAGGTATCTCTGTAAAGTTTTTCAATTGCTTTTCTTACCATCTCAACCGCCTATAATGGACAAATTGTTCTTTACCGTTTTGCATCAGGAAAGCAATCAGCAAATCCAGTCTTTTTTCAGGTGTTGAACTTCCATCACCAAAAGCAAAGGTGACAGATGTATCCCCTTCCTGGATTTGCTTGACTGCTGCATCAATGTCAATTTCCAACCCTGTTAATTGTCCAATCCCTTTCTTAGAAAATAAGAATTCTCCAACAACCATTTGTGCTGCAACTTTCTTCAACCCACAAGGTACACTTGGAACATTGCAATCATTTTTGATGCTGTTTTCTACCTTCTGAATACAGAAGCCAAGAAGCCAGTCATCACCATCCTGTAATGTGTAACCGAATGATTCAAGCAGCTTCCCAACATCATAAACAAAGGATGCACCAAGGCTTGATACATTCTGTATTGTTTGTATTAACGCTTCCAGTCTGTCAGATATATCAGCCATTGGTCAACACCCCTTTCATTAAGATACTTTTACCGTTCCAACCACTGTGCTTGCAACCTGTCCTTTTCCACGCTGCTGACAATATGCAGTGATTGTTGCCTGGTCATCATTAGTTGGTGCAACACCTTTA